TTCTAATGTTGATGTTTTAGATAAAATCAACAGGTTTAGAAATCTACGTGCCAATCTTAAAATTAAAGTCTTGGTTAATGGCAACCCCTTTTATTATGGGAGAGCCCTTTTATCATATAACCCATATTTATGGGATGATGATGTTACTAAAAACCGAGCTTTCTTTGAGCAAGATTTGGTACAAGCTTCTCAGAAGCCGCACATACTTTTGGACCCTACAACCTCTCAAGGAGGTGAGATGGTTTTACCATTTATTTGGCCCGAAAATTGGCTTGACATAACCAGTGTGGACTGGGAAGCATATATGGGATTGTGTACTATACATGACTTTGATATATTACGTCATGCTAACGGGGGTACTGATCCCATTTCTGTGGTTGTCTTCGCATGGGCTGAGGAATGTGCTCTATCAATTCCTACCACTGCGGCTGCACAATCTGGAATTACTGATGTACCCTTGGATGAATTTGGATTCCCAGTGCCATATGAGGAACAATCTGGATCTTCATCTAAGAAGAAGAAAACTCGTAAGATGACTAATCAATCTAATTCAGACGAGTTTCAAAATAATGGTTTAATCAGTAAGCCCGCATCGACTATTGCTAAGGTTGCAGATGCCTTGTCGATGATACCCGTTTTGACCCCTTATGCCAAAGCAACATCTATGGTTGCGTCTAAGGTAGGGCAAGTTGCTAAGATATTTGGTTATTCTCGCCCGCAAGTGTTGCATGATATTTTAACTTATACTCCGAGATATATGGGAAATATCTGCAATACTGATGCCCCTGAACCTTTAGTGAAACTATCGGTGGATTCTAAGAATGAATTAACCATAGATACACGTGTTATGGGTTTGGGTGGACACGATGAGTTAACAATAAATTCTATAGCTCAAAGGCCTTCTTATTGGAGACAATTTGATTGGCCGGAAACAGCTGTAACAGACACTTTGTTAACTTCTATGCGAGTTATGCCTTCTTATATACAGTCCTTGAGTGCATCTCCTGTTCTTGAGTTACACCCAACGGCTTTGGCATTTGCTGCAACACCCTTCCAATTTTGGCAAGGTTCCATTAGATTTCGTTTTAATGTTGTTGCGTCTGAGTATCATAGAGGTAGATTACGTATTGTATATAATCCCTCTACTCTGCCGGCTGGAGCAATACCGTTTAACCAAACGTATTCTTCCGTCGTTGATATTTCTGAGGACCGCGATTTTGAATATGAAGTCAAGTGGACAGATGTGAGAGCATGGGCAACGGTTATTGGAATACCAAATATTGCTGCTACACCTATTTACAGTGATGTATCACCAATTACTGGAGGTACAGCAACAGATAATGGTACATTATCTGTATATGTTGTTAATGAACTAGCCACACCTTCAAATACTGCAGCTGATGTGAAAGTGCAAATTTGGGTAAGTGCTGGTGATGATTTCGCTGTGTCAGTTCCGGCCATGAGTGCTATTAACAATATTTCTGTTTATCAGCAACAAACTGAAATAGCACCAGAGGTTATGGCTACTACAACGGATTCCTCCAATATTCCTACTGAGCCTGAAGACGTTGCTTCATTTGGGCAGTCTATACCTGAAGATAATCAATATTTGGTATATCAGGGAGAAAGGATCGTTTCTTTTAGAGATCTTCTCAGGAGATACCAATATCATTATTCCTATTTTCCTGCTGATTCAGCCTCTACTGCTTTAAATAGGTTAGTCGCTGAACGTATTACAGACTTTCCTTTTTATAGAGGATGGGATCCTGCAGGACCTGATTTAGGAGTTGATTCTCTTTTAGGTACATCGCCCTACACGTTTTCGAACATGACTCTTCTCAATTATCTTGCTCCGGCATATGCTCTACGTCGTGGTGCTTTGAGACATAAAGTTATATATTCATCGTTTGTTGATATTCCAAAACTTACAATGAATGTCTCTCGTTTTAGTACTGGTAATGCAACCAATACTCAAACCACGCATCTACTATCTAGTAGTATAGCAGGTAAGAATAGATCTTACATAGCATCGTCTAATCGAAGTACATTAGCTGGTTGCCACATAACTCCTGTAGATAATAATCCTTGTCTAGAATATGAGACACCGTTTTATACTATGGGACAGAGATTTGTTGCCGCCCGTAAACTTGATATTTATTCAGGTTTAGGGAATGGCCATGAAATCTCTGTAGAGGTACCAGGTAATACTGAAACCAATGCTGTGAGAATAGATAAGTACATTTCTATAGGTGAAGATTTCCAACTAGGTCTTTTTGTTGGTGCTCCTGTAATGTATGCCTATTCTGATCCTGTTGCAGTGTAAACTGCAAAGAGCATAAGAAACTTGGGTCACGTCTGGTGGACGTAAATCACCAACCACGGACACTTTTATGAGTGTCGTATACCATCCGGCGACTGGATGGGGGTGGGGACATTGTCCCTTCCTAGGCGAGATGTTATCATCTTACGCGTAGCTACTTGTAGTACGAGAGGTTTTTTACTGACCTGTGTAAGATGTTTACATCTTGCATTGGTAAGGAATTTTTACTCTTGGTCGCAAGTTTCTATAGCGTAGCCTAAAATTCAGTATTTTCCTTGACTGGTTCTTTTGAGGTTATAGTCCTCGCGTGCAGTCAAACGGAATTAGGTCGCTAACGCAAA